GTATCCAACCAGAGAAATGAATACAATATTATCCTTCTTTGATGATACAAGTAGTTCTTCTCAAGTACAATTGGTTGATATGAACCAAAGTAAAATGGTTAATCAAGTTAAGTCAAAATTTTGGATGCCAAAAGAACCAGATGATTATGAAAAATTAAGACCTGTATTGAAGTTATCAAATGGTAATGATGATAAAGATTTTACTGCTGAACATTGGAATACTATACGTACCTTTTCTTCCACGATGAAGAACAATTCTAATATTGGTCGTAATTTATTCTACACAGTAATGGATGGACAAACCGAAAAGTACCTTGGTGTCATTTGTATTTCATCTGACTTCTTAGACCTTACACCAAGAGATAAGGCCATTGGTTGGCCTAGAGATATTAAAACTACTGGTAACATGATTAATCATACCGCAATTGGTTCCACAATTGTTCCATTGCAACCATTAGGTTTTAATTATATGGGCGGCAAGTTACTTGCCTTATTATGTTTATCTGATACAGTACAAAATGATTGGAAGGTAAGATATGGAGATACACTCGTTGGTGTTACTACTACTTCTCTTTATGGCAATACAAAGTCCGGTGGTCTTTCTCAGTATGATGGCTTGGAACATTGGAATAAAATGGGTTTCTCATCTGGCTCGGTCGCTTTTGAACCAAGTCGCAAGACTGTCAACATGGTTTACGATTGGGTAAAAGAAAACTATACCGAAAAATACTTTGAATGGTGGGAAGCCAAGAATCCAAAAGGTCTGCCATTGAAACGTGACCACAAAAATCGAACACTTAATTTTGCTTACTCTAAGTTGGGTATACCAAAAGAATTAATTCGTACAGAGCATCAGAGAGGAATCTATTTTTCTCCTCTCTATGATAACACCAATGAATATCTCCGTAAGGAGATTGGTGATAAAGAACTGGTTAAATCATTTGATACCAGTGAAGAAGCCTTAACGCAGATTTGGAAAACCAAATATGCTAAAGGCCGTATATCAATGTTGAAGAAAAAGAACACCGTATCTTATGAATCTTTGTTCTATGATGACTTGATATTCATGGATTGGGAAACCACCAAGGCCAAATATTTGCCACAAGTTGGCAGATAATTCAAGTATGCCGCCAGGATGCTTGACACATGTACTATATAATAGTATAATGGGAATACTTGTGAAAACAAGACTTTGAAACTTTGTCATTAGGAGAAAATTATGACTAAACTATCCGCAAAACAACGTATGTTGAATGCTTTGAGCAAACCAGAAGGTTACAACACCTTCACAGTCGAGCAAGCACGGCGCCGCTTTGGTGTCACCAATGTGTCTGCTCGTATCGATGAACTTCGTCAAGAAGGTCACGTTATCTACACTAACACTAAGCGTAATGCTGATGGTGTTAAAGTTGCTTCTTATCGTATCGGTAAGCCAACTAAAGCTTTGGTTCGCAAGGCACTCAAAGCAGGTTACGATTTAGCTAACGCTTAATCCACTTATAAGGGAGACCACCGTAAAGGTGGTACTCCCTTTTTTTTATTTCTTGGAGAGCAAATGGAAATTTCAGTTAAAAAAGAAGAACTACAAAAGAAAAGTATATTTGTAGCCACACCAATGTATGGTGGTATGAATCATGGTTTGTATGCGAAAGCTTGTTTAGATTTACAAGCCGTCTGTATGCAATATGGTATTCAAATTAAATTTTCATTTCTTTTCAATGAGTCTTTAATTACTCGGGCCAGAAATTATTTGGTGGATGAATTTATCCATCGTTCAGACTGTACACATCTATTATTTTTAGATGCAGATATACATTTTGATCCAAAAGATGTCATTGCATTGTTAGCACTTGATAAAGATGTTATTGGTGGTCCTTATCCTAAGAAAGCCATTAAATGGAAATCAGTTAAGATGGCAGTACAGAGAAATCCTGATATTGATCCCAATTCATTAGCTAGTGTTACCGGTGATTACGTTTTTAATCCAGTTAAGGGTACTGAAAAATTCTCTGTAACTGAACCACTAGAAGTATTAGAAATTGGTACAGGATTTATGTTGGTCAACCGTACTGTTTTTGCAAAAATGGAAGCAGCATATCCACAGATTCGTTACAAACCAGACCATGTAGGTCAAGCACACTTTGATGGCACACGATACATTCACGCTTTCTTTGATACAGTAATTGACACCAAAGAATCTATCACAGGTGGTGGTTCTGACCGTTATCTTTCAGAAGATTATATGTTCTGTCAGATGTGGCGTAAACTTGGTGGTGTAATTCACCTGTGTCCTTGGATGAAAACAGACCACATTGGTACATATCACTTTAGAGGTGATATGCCTGCTGTTGCTAACTTTGTTGGTGAAATGTAATGATTGTCGGCTTACTTGGATTTATCGGTTCAGGTAAAGGCACCGCAGGAGACATACTAAAAGACATAGGTTTCACACCTTTGTCTTTTGCCAAAGGCGTAAAAGATGTTGCAGCTGAGATGTTTGGTTGGCCTCGCCACATGTTGGAAGGCGATACACAAGCATCAAGAGATTGGCGTGAACAACCTGATGAATTTTGGTCCAAAGAATTTGGTAAAATCTTCACACCACGATATGCTCTACAATTAATGGGTACAGAAGTTGGTCGTGATGTATTTCACAAAAACTTTTGGGTCATCAAGATGAAGCAATATGTTATGAGTAATCCGGAACAACATTATGTTATTACTGATGTTCGTTTTCAAAATGAAATTCAATTTGTACATGATATGAATGGTATTCTAATTGAAATACAACGTGATACTAAACCACATTGGTATAATATTGCAGGTAAAGCAAATACAGGTGACCTAAAAGCCTTGAGATTTATGGAAGATAATAGTGGTGTTCATGCATCAGAATGGAGTTGGATTGGTGGTCCTATAGACCACATGATTGATAATCAAGGAACTTTGGATGATTTAAAGGCTAACTTGATTAAGTGCTTGACTAAATCTTATGGTTCAAGTATAATAAGTGAAATGAATGAAGGAGTATCGTAATGAAATTATCTAATGAAACACTCAATGTGTTAAAGAACTTTGCTGGAATTAATTCTGGCATTGAGTTCAAAACGGGCAATAAGATTGCCACCATCTCATCAACAAAGACTGTGCTTGCCAAAGCCACTTTGACAGATGATTTTCCACAAGATTTCTGTATCTATGATTTGAATCAGTTTCTATCTGTTCATTCATTAGGTAAAGATACTGAATTGGATTTTGATTCCAATAATGTAGTATTTAAATCTGGTCGTTCTAAGACTAAGTATCGTATGACAGCAAAATCTATGATTGTCTCGGCACCAGAAAAAGAGTTGACTTTACCATCTGTTGATGGTTCTTTTAAACTTAAAGATGAAGACCTAGCACAAGCATTGAAGAATGCTGCTGTACTTGGTTCTCCTAATATTGCTTTCGAATCTGATGGTTCTAAAATCTCTGTTACCTGCTTCAATGCTAAAGATGACTCAGCACACACAAATACAATCGAAATCGGTACAACCGATAGTGATAAAGTATATAAAGCCGTCTTTCTAGTTGAAAACTTTAAGATGATTCCTGGTACATATGATGTACAAGTTTCATCAAAAGGTTTGGCATCATTTGCCAATGAAAAAGGTGACTTGCAATATTGGATCGCAATTGAAGCCAAAGAATCTAAATTTGGAGAATAATATGTTTTATGTTACTGATGCTGTTACCAAGAATCGTGTTGCTATTAACCCAGCACATGTGGTTGCAGTATTTAAAATTCCTGAAGTTGACGGTCAAGGTAATAAAAGTGAAATGGCCGGTTATACCGGTATAAATCTTATAAATGGTAGTATTGTTTGTGAAGAAAATGATTACGCTGTTGTAGCAGAAGTTAATAATTCTAAGGATTAATATGACTAAAGTAAATACACTATTTGGTTCCTATGATGATGAAGCATTGAAAAAACTCAAAGGTTATGTAGATGAGGTTGTACTTCATCTACATAGGAATGATGGTAACAATGCTGCTATTAAAGACATTGTGGATATTGCACATGACGAATTAAAAGTACCTAAAAAGATTCTCAAGCGTATGGCAAAGACACAACACAAGAATTCTTTTCAGACTGAAGTTGCTGAATCGAAAGAATTTGAAGCACTATATGAGAGTATGGTTGAGGTGAAGTGATGCAAATATTTGATATTACCCGTGAACAATACATTGC